GCTGATTTTAATGTTGTATATGTCCAACTCATGATGTGCTCACTGTTACTTTTCCTATTTCACCTTTAATATCTAAACCCATAGTGCTTGAGCCAAATTCTGTAACTCCACCACCAATAGGATCAAAAGCAAAATATCTTGTTGATTCTGCTTCTCCTGTATCTACTCTAGGATTATAAAGACTTTCATTATCACTGGTATCTATATCACCCAATTTAAGTTGAGGTTGATCAATATCAAAACACTCATTGCATACACGCAAACCATTTCTTTTACTATCAACAATTTCATATTTTAAATCATTTAATTTATAAGAAAATCCACAACGATCACATAGTCCTAATGCTTTTTTACCTTGTGCGTACATTAGTATATTTTCCTAATAGTATAGTTAAATGGATTTATAGAAGATTTTGTGTATGCATTACCTTCTATATCTACTCCTCTTAAATAAGTATTATTAATTTTAATTATTTTTTTTAGTTGAATGGTAAAAGTATTAGACATATTACCTTCTTTGTCATACTCAACAACTCTAACTTCATATTGTTCTTTGGTAATTTTGCGATAAAAATCTAATAATCTTTTAAACATTATTGATAAAAACTTACATCTGGAACAAATCTAACTGGTGCTTTTTCTCTATCAGCTTGAGTTACTTCTTCCCATAGCTCCATATAGCGTTGTCGTATCATAGGAACTCTCTGTTGAGCTTCTGGTGACTTACAAGCTAAATTATATGCTAAAGCATAAGTTAAGCATGGAAGGTATCTAGAGGGCACATCAGCATTTAAAGTGCCGACTGTACCAACATCTTCTATGCGTTTTACATAATCGTAAACAAGTGTATATGTTTGTGCTGAGTCAGGAGTTGCCCAAAGAATTATTTTTACTGCATCATTATCTTTATCTACAAAAAATTGTGTAGGTTTTGATTGAGTAAGTTTTTTAGCTTGATGTGCATATTCTGTTCTAGATATGCGATTTAATCTTTGATCAAACTGTTTAGTAGTATCTGCTGCATCAGTTCTTATAAATACATCTACAATATCTAATGCACTTGAATCTACTGTATAACTACTTGTACCTGCAGTAAGAGTTGTTGAACCTTGTTCTATAGTCCATAAGTTAAGACCTTTGTTTTGCCATTCTAAAAATACAAGATTAAGTGCTCGTTTAGCACTTCTATAGCTATAACCTGAACGCAGTTCTAGACCACAAAGATCATAAGACTCTTCCATAATTTCACTTATGTCTAAGTTAAATGTTGTTGTTCCACTTGTTGCCATAGTAATCCTGTATTAACACTTCCACCTTCTACGAGCCTGTCTTATTCTAGAATTAGGATCGTTTTTAGTTTTAGCTGAACTTCTTTTAAGTTGACCTAATGATCTTGCACAGTAAGACTTTCTGCGTTTTGCAGCCTTACTACCTTTTTTTACTTTACCTGTTACTGCTGTTTTAAGTTTAGAACCTGGATTTGCTTTGCGATAAGCTGCAACTCCTTTTTTGGTCATACCAGCACCAGACTTAGTAGAACGATAATTAGCTCCCTTACCTTTAGTTGTTTTAGGTATAGGGTTTTCTCGTTTTCTTTTGGTCATTTAAAAAACGAAGTTATCTTCTTCCGCCTTTTTTACCGCCTTTAGAACCATTCTTGCTTTTCATTCCAGTGTAAGTACCACCTGCAGCTTTATTTTTTTTCATAGCTGGTCCACTTGTATTACCGCCACCGAACATTTTTTGAACATATTCTTTATACGATTGAACTTTAGCTTCTTTACCTACTTCAGTTTTTCCCCTATTTCTATAGCCAGTATTTTTTTTACCGCCCATTTTACCGCCCTTTGGACCATTTTTACTTTTCATAAGTTACCTTTTAAATTAAATAGTTATAGTACCCTCTATAAGGGTACTATAAACAAAGTGAGTTATGCTACTTTTTAGTAGCAGTTTTTTTAGACTTACCTTTTTTAGCTGTAGCTTTTTTTGCTGGAGCTTTTTTAGGTGTTTCCTTTTTTGGCTCTGCTGCTTTTTTTACAGCCTTTTTAACAGGTTGTAGTTCTGCAACTTTTCGTTGAGCATCTTCAAGATCAGGATCAGGACCAAAAATTGGTATCCATATTCCATCTTTACCTTCTTGAAGAACTTTATATTGAGGTGGAAATTCACCTGTTTCTGAAATAATATATTTCATAATATCTCCGATTAATCAGAATATACTTTAACCATTTCTAAAACAATGGAATAAGTATCTCCTGAGCTATGACCTTTAGTGGTAAAAAGAATATCTCCATTCTTACCACTCCCTGCATTATTTGAAAGTCCACCAAAATCTTGAAAGTCCATATGTCCATTACTACTTTCAGCTAGTTCCATAAGTAGAACATTGCTTGTAGCATTAAGAAACATTTGAACTGACATACCAACAATAGCATGACTCACTCGCATTACTCTAACTTCTGAACATGAAACACCTTCAGAGTTAGCAGCTAAAGCAGATACATCTACTTTAGCTACTGCGGATTCGCCACTGCCATCGCTGACATTGGTAAACTTCATAATGCAATTTCTTTCACCATCAATGATGGTTTGTGAAGTTACTGCATCAGCCATAATTTACTCCTAGCTAAAACTATGAGAAACAGTGCCATCACCAAAGACATGACCATTAAGAAGCCATATGGCATCTGTAATAGCTACACATCTAATATGACCGCCAATAAAACGACCATCAGTGTCAGCATCCATAGTTAATCTATAGTCAGCAGCAGCAGGAACATTCCATCCTGCAGTGTCGATATTTTCATTAAGAGCTACTACACTTCCTAATTCATCTTTATCAAGCTGAAATACCATTCCTTGAAAAGTATCTGCATCAGAAGCACCTTGTAAAATAAAAGAGCCTGTAAATGTAGTACCTATATGAAACTCATAAAACAGTCCAGCAGCAGCAGCAGGTAAAGTTACTGTTACACCAGCAGCTCTATTCAAGCTAAAGATAGTTCCAGATTGTGCTGTAGTTGGAGTATATGTTGCAGTAGTAATGCTAGTAACAGGAAATAAATTATTTAGTGTTCCTGTTGTACTAATATTACCACTTGTATCAACATCTAGATTAGTTGTAATTGCTCCAGTTGTTGAGTTTTTAGTGATTTGTTCAAAACCACCTTCGGACCTAACTGGTCCATTAAATGTTGTGTTAGCCATTTTTCCTCCTAAAGGAAAGCATCTATCATCTTGGCAAGTCTGCTAGGGCAGTTGATAGACAAATTAAAAAATTCCCTAGAATAAAAAAAAGGGGGAACAAAAGCTCCCCCTTAAAAGTCCTTACGAACTACCTGGTGATCCGAAGATACCTAGTGGATCAGATACTCCAAAGGAATATCTTTCTCTAGCTTTGTATCTTACATTACCAGTTTCAAAGTCACCATCCATTGAGGTGGTCATTGGTGCTCTGACAAAATGCTTCATGCCATCTGGAACATCAGTTGTGATAAAGAAAGCATTTGTATCAGTTAAATAATGATTAACTGAATAACCTTCTGGAATCACTCCATTAGTTTTAATAGCATTGATGTCATTGTCAGCAGTACCGACTCTATAGTCACTTTGTAAAAGTCTAGTAGCTACGAACTGAAGATCAGAAGGTACTATTAGCTTTTTAGGTCTAGCTGCAATTTTAAGACCTCTTTCATCAGTATATTTACCGATTTGAATGATTGCATCTTCTAAAGATGTTTCATTTAAATCAGCTCCTGATGAAGGTCTATTGCTGTTAGTTCCACCGCTTACAAGTGGGTGAGCTGTGCTGAATAATGCAACACCATCACCTGAAGAGAAAGTAGTTGAGAATCCATTGTTTAATGGATACGCTGCTTTCACTTGTTTTGTATAAGCCATTGCACGAGCTAGTGCTTTAGTATATCTAGCTGATAAAGAAACATAAAGGTTATCCTCCATTGCTTCTTCGGTCACTGAATATCCCATAGCGATAGTTTCGTGTGTGTAACGAGCCACAAAAGATTCTTGAGCAGTATCATAGTTAATACTTGATCCTTCATCTTTTACTGGTGCTGCACCGAAGCCAGATAGTTTCAGTTCTTCCTCAAATGATCTTTCGGAATTTTCTGAAACATAAATTTCTTCATGCTCGTTTTCGTAATTAGCGTATTCTTCCCCAAACAGGGCATTAAGTCCTGGTAGAAGTTGTTTTAGCTCATTTGCTCTTGATATAGCTGCCATGATTTACTCCTTAGCCTATGCCAGTTGTGTTGAGCAGTTGATGCCCTACGTTAAACATTACGAGTACATCAGTATAAGTATCGCCAACTGCACTATCAGGTCCATCAACAAAGTCGATGAGCTTTAGTGGTAGTGTGGCGGTAGTATTTGCTGAACTCCCGTCTACTGAATTTTTGCTGTTACCAATAGTTGTAGTACCTGCTGTTTGCACAATAGCAAAATTCTTGCCCAAGTCATCTTGTCCAAGAGTTTCGTCACCTTGCATTTGCATTATTACAAAAGGGTCGGTAGCAACATAAGCAACAATATCATCCGCAGCCGTTGAAGCTGGGAAATATTGATTTGGTGTGAATTGACCAGTTGTAGGGTCAGTGTAAGCACAACCAAGGAAAATTCCAATAGGTGTTAGAGTCGCAGTACCAGTATCTTTTTGAATAGTGGTTCCAGGATTATCATCACCCCACTTTACAACATCGCCATAGAATATGCTTGTAGCATACGCATTTTT